AATCCTAAATTTTTTAATTTAGTAGTATCTATATACATAGATTCTACTTGAACTATTTTATGGAAATCTGAAGCTTCCATACGACCAATAGTACTTGTAGAGTTTAACTTTTTATGTGCGTATGAAATAATGTCAGAAAATAAAACTGGAGTTCCGTTTGACAGATTATATATTTCTTGATTTTTCCCTTGATTAATTATAAACTTTAATCCATCAACCACATCTGATACACTGATAAAGTCTCTATAAAAATTTCCATCGTTATAAAGATTTATTGAATTATTTAATTTTAATTCATTTAAAAGATATTGGAGGGCATTTTTCTTTTTAGAAACTTTACCATCAGAGTTTCCAATAACATTACCTAATCGTATAATTTTGTATTTTACTTTAAATGTCTTACAAAATGATTCTATTAACATTTCTGCTGCATGTTTAGTTATAGAATAAAAACCTTTTGGTTTACATACTGATGTTTCTTTTGCTGGTAAATCTGTGTCGCCATATACAAACCAAGAGCTTACAAAATTGAATGTAATGTCTTTGTCTTTACAGTTTTGTAAAACATTCATCAAATGAATTAAATTTGTTTCTATATCTAGAGTTGGATTTGTTAATACATTATAATTATCTACAGTACTAATTAAATATAACACTTGTTCACTTTTAGGTACTACATTGTTTCTATCTATAATAATTACATCTTCTGAATATTTTTTACAAAACTCGGAACCAACAAATCCCGTTCCACCAAAAACTGATATTTTATTATTCATATTTAAATTTTTTAATAACTTCTTCAATATAAGAAAATACATTTTCGTTATAGTGAGGAGCAGCACCAACAAAAAATACTTTGTTTAGTACTTTATTCGCTTCTGGATAGTTTTTATAATCATCTAAAAATCTGTAACCGGGGTGAAGTAAAATATTTCCAGCAAAATAATTTCTAGTTTGAATTTTATTATCTTCTAAATATTGAACTAATTTGGCTTTTAATCCATCAGATTCACAAATAAAAGGAGTACCAAACCAACATGGTTCTGCTTTCGATAGAACTTTTGGAATTCTAATATTTGGAATATTATTTGTAAATATTTTAGATATAGTTTCTTTTGAATTTTTTCTTCTTAATTCAATTTCATATAATTTTTCTAATTGAACGCATCCAATTGCTCCTTGTAAATCTAAAGGTTTTACGTTATAACCCATTTCAGAAAAAACGTATTTATGATCTATAACTCCGTCAAAATTTTCCAACCATTTATCGAACCTATTACCGCAAGTACCACATGCTAGTAAATTTGCAGATCCAACGCAATAACAATCTCTCCCCCACCAACTTAAACTAACAAACAATTTCTTCAATTCTAAATCATTTGTACAAACCATGCCGCCTTCTCCTGTAGAAATATGATGAGCAGGATAAAACGAATTTGAATATGCTACATAATATTCGTTTAAATATTTTCCATCCCATTTACTTCCTAAACTATCACAATTGTCTCCAATCAATTTTAAATTATATTTTTCGCATAAATCCATCAATTTATCCATATCTGGTGGATTTCCTAATACTGGAGAAACAAATATAGCTTTAGATTTACTTGTTATTTTTTCTTCAATTTTATTTAAATCGAAATTTAAAGTGTCCCATTCAATATCTACGAATACTGGTTTTAATCTATTTTGATAAAGAACTGAAATTGTTGTGGCAAATCCAACAGGTGAAACTATCACTTCATCGTTATCATCCCATAAAAATCTCCTTTTAAGAGCAGCAATAAGTATTAAATTAGCAGAGCTACCAGAATTCACCATATGTGAATATTTGGTATTAAATCTTTTGCTAAATTGACTTTCGAATCTATGTACGTTTTCTCCTGCTGTAATCCATTTTCCGTTTAAAAACGAATCAATAGCAGCTTCTGATTCTCGATTATCCCAATAAGGACCAGAATAATATATAGGAGTTTTACCTGCTACAAAATCTTTAGAATTGTATATATAAGGGGAAACATGATTACTGACTAAAGTTTTAATATCATCTTTTAAGATCATAGCTATTATTATACCATTACTTTTTAAAAAATCTACAAAGATTCTAAATAATTTATTAAAGCTTTATATTAAATTATAATTTTGTTATGTATTTAGGATTAAAAATATAACATTCTAATCTTTCTATTAGCCAAGGACCAACCTCTTCTATTAAAAGTAAATCAACAATTTTATTATAAAATTCTTTACTTCTAATTTTTGTGTGTAATTTAGTTATACCGAAATGTCCGCCGGGAATAAATTCATACGAATGTGGTGGTGGTCCTTCAAATAAAATTTCCCAATATCTATTTACATCTATTAAAGGATTTGTATCTTGTGGGTGTCCATATCTATTGCATATTAATACGTTTCCTGTATCATGATGCGAAGATGGATATAATTTCCACATACTACCTATACTATTCCAATGATATCCGTAATAACCTCCAATTTTTAATTGTTCCTTTTGTATTGTATTGTCATCATTTATTATTTCGATTACGTTTTCCCAATGATCGAACGGATAATCTTGCACAAAATATGTAATGTCTGAAAGATTATTATAATTTAATAATATATGATTAAAAAATGTATGAACACATCTTCCTTTATTATTTTGTATATATATTTCGTTTAAATTTTCTGTTTTATTTCCTTTTCTATATATAGTTTTTTTAATATTTGGATTTAGTATATTTAACCAATCCAAATTTTTGTCATAAGCTGCTACTACGATTTCTTTAATCATAAAAAATAATATCAATATTATTTAAAAAATATTAATATTATTTTTTAAATAAAAATCTTCTGCTTGTTGTTTACAAGTTTCATAATCAAATAAATTATTTTCTCTATCCATATAATAAAATCCTTTTGTATAAGATCTGCCTACTGCCCAATAACCATTAGATACATTATGTCTAGCCCAATATTTTGGGGCTATTATTTTATTTGCTTTTTTGTTCAACCATGCAGCCCACCACCCAAATGTAGAATTTGATATTATCAACCATTTTGCTTGATTTACTACATAAAAATCAAAACCTACATCTGCATGTATTGCAGGTATAGCAAATGGCATGAATTGGTTTGCACAATCAATATCATCTGTTATCAACAAAAATTTCATATTTTTATTAATAAATAACATATGATTTATAGAATCTCTCCAATATTCTTTTCTTAATAATACATTTGGTATACTTCTATATTCTCCACCTCTAAAATTAATTACACACAAATTATCATCTAATAAAATATTTAATTTTTTTAATTTAATTTCATATTCTAATTTATATTCTTCTTTAATTTTAAACCATGTTTCAACCTCTTGTTCTATTTCATTAAAATATAAAGTATCTTGTAAAATAGCACCCGCAGAACCTTTATCTCCTAATATAATTGTATTATCTTTTATATTAAAAATATTTTTATCTAAAACTGTTATGTTAACCCCATCTTTATGGAAGATGTTCAATCCTTTTTCGTGATATTCATTTATTATATTAGTTACTGGAAATCCATAATCAACATCCATAAAATACATTTGACTTTTACCATTAAAATAATCATATGATGGATTTGGATTAATACCCCATTCATAACCTAATTTTTTGGCAATAGCTTTAGATGAAGCTAATTGCCACATATGATTTCCTAAATTTCCAGTAAGATTTGTGGTAATCATTTTATATTAAATTTAAATATTTTGCATTTTCTCCGATGTAATTATGAAATGCAAATGGTGTTATGTTTTTTATTTCTGGTATTTGTGCTTCATGCGAAAAATATTTCGCAATATCTATATCAGCAAATTTCATTCCGTGTTCTATAAAAATATGTCTATTATTTACTGCTATATATCCATCTTCGTTATAATATCCATGAAACGATCTCCATTTCATAGAAATTTTTGACGGTAAATCCATCAATCTTTTGCTTCTAAGTGAAACGCTATTTCCAACTCTAATTATATTTCCATTAATATCTCTATATGAGAAATTGTCAGTTGGTAAAGGCCAAGGTGCTCCGATATAATCGTAATTTAAAAATTCCTCTTTCCAAGTAGAGGCATTAACAATAAATCCATTATCGTGAATCAATATAGCGTATTTTGTATCAACATGATTTCCTAAATCATACACCATAGCATAATTCCATTCATCTATATTTGATATTTTTTTTGTATACGAATGAGTTATTTTTGATGGTAAATTGTTAGGTTTTACATCCGAAACTAATTTAATACAACCAAAATTTATATCTTTAGAACTATACTCTAAAGCAGCAACAGTTTTTTCTAATTTTACTGAAGTATATGCAATTAATGTAACATCTTTTAAATCTAACATAAATATCTTTCTCTTAATATTTTTTCTTCTTTTATTTTTATTTCATTGTTTATGGTACTACTAGTACTTTCGTTCCATGTTCTGTTAACTACTGTAATTTCGTTAATGTATTCTGGCTCTCCGTATAAATCATACATTCTTTTGTAATATTCTACATCCATTAACCAAATTAAACTATCATCAAAAAATAATTTATCTTTTGTGTTTTTTATTGTAATAACACTAGGACAACTTATAGTATTAATACCATATTGAATATTATCGTTCCATTTTGGATAAAATGGTCTATAAGCTATTTTGCCATCATTAGAATGTTGACATGCCGAAGCAAACCATATTTTATTAGATTTATCTATATATTTTTTTGTAGTTTCTAATGCTGTATAATTAAAAAGAAAATCGTCTTGGTATAAAATTTTTATCCATAATCCAGAACAATTTTTTATAGCATTGTTGGTGTTTGGTGATAAACCTCCTCTACCATAATCACATTTAATATATTTTAAATTTAGTTTATTTTCCCATTCAAAACATAAATTTTTAATATCATCGTTTAGACTGTGATCTGATATTACTATTTCAAAATCTTTAAAAGATTGTTTGTTTAAAATTTTAAAATTAAATTCTAAAAACTCCACACCATATCCTTTCATTTCATATGTTGGAATAGCCACCGAAAAATATGGTATATTATCTGAAATCATACTGTATCTTGATATAATATTTTATCATGATAAATTTTAATGTCAATATATGAACATTTTAATTACTGGTGGTGCTGGATTTATTGGATCAAATTTAGCAGATTTTTTAAATGAACAAGGTCATAACGTTTTGATTGTGGATAATCTTTCAACAGGAAAAGAAAAACATTTATACAATCATAAATCTTGTATCTTAGATATATCTAATGATAACAATTTATTAAAATTATCTTCATTAATCACTTCTCACGAAATAGAATTAGTTTATCATTTAGCTGCATTACCTAGTGTCGAACAATCATTAAAACAAACCAATCTGACACATAGACATACATTAACAAGTACGGTACTTTTGCTGGAAGCATGCAAAAATACAAAAGTTAAAAAAATAATTTTTTCTAGTACTTCTGCAATATATGGTAATTGCGAAATTATCCCAACAAACGAAAACTGCAAAACAGATCCGTTAACTCCGTATGCATTACAAAAATTATTGAGCGAACAATATATTAAAATGTACACAGATCTTTATGATATCAAAGCTATATGTTTAAGATATTTTAATGTATTTGGGGAGAGAATGACTAATACAGGAGCATATAAATCTGTATTATCAATTTTTAAAGAACAAAAAGAAAAGGGATTACCACTTACAATTACAAATGACGGAGAACAACGCAGAGATTTTATTTACGTTGGTGATGTAGTTGATGCAAACATTTTAGTAGGAATGAACAATATTAAAAATAGATTTGACGTTTATAATGTTGGTTACGGCAAAAATTTCTCCGTTAATCAAATAGCAAATGCGTTTAATTCTAAAACTACATTTATAGGAAATCGCATAGAAAATAGAATTAGTTTATGCGACAACAGTAAAATAAAACAAGATTTTTCTTGGCAACCTACCAAGAATGTGATAGACTGGATTGAAGACTATGTTAAAATTGAGTAATATATTACAGGGAGGATTGGGTAATTATTTATTTCAAATAACCGCTGGATATGCAGCCGCATTGAGGCATAATAAAAAATATGTAGGTTCTTTATACGGAATACAAACTGGTCATAATCATATATCTACCTATTATGATAATATTTTAAGAAATGTAAATTTTATAGATAAACCCATCACAAACTATGGTTATAACGAAAGTGGTTTTAATTATAAAGAAATACCAAATTTTAATACTGATATGATTTTGATGGGATACTTTCAAAGTGAAAAGTATTTTAAGGATTTTGAAAAAGAAATAAAATCTCTTTATAAAATGAGAGAGGAGGATGAAATTTATCTGATTGAAAAATATGGAGACTTTAAAAAAAGTTGCTCTTTAAATGTTAGAAGAGGAGATTATTTAAAATTACAAAATTATCATCCTACTCAAACAATGGATTATTATAATAATGCAATTTCTAAACTAGAAAAAGGTTTAAAGTATTTTATAGTTTCTGATGATATAAATTGGTGCAAAGATAATTTCAATTTTCTCGATAATGTTATTTTTGTAGAAGAAAATAAAGATTATCAAGACCTTTATTTGATTTCAAAATGTACACACAATATCATATGTAACTCAACGTTTGGTTGGTGGGGTGCATGGTTAAACAACAATCCATATAAAAAAGTAATATGTCCTAATAAATGGTTTGGATCTGATTTTTCTGGAGACTATCAAGATATTTTTTGTAAAGATTGGATAAAAATATAAAATAATGGAAGAAACAATATTTAATTACATAGATTCGGTTCTCTTTAATAAGAAAAGACTAAATACGATAAATGAAGGAGAAACTCAATTCAATTTGTACATGCTTAATCGTTGGTGTAGTATGTATTCTCCCGACATTGCTGCGATTATTAATCAAACGACAAACGTATACGGAAGATCGTTCACTACGAAACAGGAACAGTATGAATTCTTATTAAATCTTTTACCTAGAACAAAAAAGAAAAAGATAAATTATATTAAGAAAAATAAAGAGGAACAAAAAACAGATAACTTAGACATTCCATATATTGCAAAGTTTTCAGAACTTTCTCAAAGAGAAGTTAAAGAATATATTTCAATTTTAGAAAATGAAAGAAATTAAAAAAGTTCCTCAATTATTAGTTGAGGCTGCAATAAAAAGGTCGAATAAATTAGGAGTTTTAAAAAATAGCATTACCGAGGGAAATGGTAACGTAGCTGGTTATATAGGGCAAATGTTAGTAGCTTTATATTTAAAAGGATGCGACGTGGATTCTTTTGGATATGATGTATTAAAGGATGGTGTACGTTATGAAATTAAAACTAAACGATGTACTAGCGAACCAAAAGAATCTTATAATTGCAGCATAGCAAATTATAACACAACACAAAAATGTGATTATTATGTTTTTGTCAGAATTCTAGAAGATTATTCTAGAGCATGGATTTTAGGAAAGAAGAAAGCTAAAGATTTTTATGAATAAGCTACATTTAATAAAAAAGATGAATTTGATGCAAGTTCAAATAACAAATGGAAATTTAAAGCAGATTGTTATAATTTAGAAATTAAAAAATTAGATTCTTTAATTGATTGACTTTTTAAATAATTTAAGTAATTAATTCTATATGGCACTAGAACTACCTTCTCACATGGATAACGTCAAGCACAAAAAAGGAATGATCGACCTCGATGCAAATTCCGAAGGGTGTTTTGGCTTGGACGATTTTTCGCTTTCTTTTATTTTTGATGATATTGTTTTGGTAGAATTCATCGACGAAATCGAAGATGCACAAGGATCTGTAGTAATGCGTGGAGGATTATATGTACCAACAAACGTAAACACAAAGGCATGGAGAAAGGCTAAAGTTGTTTTAGTAGGACCAAACGTTCAATTCTGTAAGAAAGATGATATTGTAATTTTCCCAAATGATAAAGGGGTTACTATTGCTAACGTAGAAGTCGAAGGATATGGATTAGTTAAAAAGGGTATGTTCTTAAATGAACAGAGGATGTTTGGTATTGCAAAGAAAGCAGAAAAGACAGTTACAAAAAGAAAAGGCACTAAATAATTAGGTGCCTAAAAGAGATTACGATAATCCATTAGTTTTACAAACAAATTATAGCCAACTCGAAATGGCTTTAAGAAATAATGTATGCGAATTGTTTATAAAAAGGCGCATACCATTAAAAGATAGACCAGTCTTCAGAAGAATGCTTTGTTGTAATTCGATGGCTTTTTTAAACTCTAACAACGGAAGAAGAGTTTTAGGATATAAAAGACCAAAAGGTTTGCCACCTTTCAACCCAAGAGAAAAGAAATTAGTAATCACTTGGGATATATTAATGATGGATTTTCGTTGTATAAATTACAACGAATGTTATTTAGTTAGAACGTATCCTTTGGCACAAGAAAGAGAATTTTGGAAGCTTTTTAATAAAGTCTATCTAAGAATGACTCCAAGCGAAAAATTATATTTTATGGATTCTTGATTAAATTCCATATTCATTTAAATATAAAAATGGATATGGAATCTCAGTTTAAATATTTCTTGCAGAGAGATGTGGTGTTATCATTAAATAGCAAGATTTTAAAAGAAGGTAAATTAGTTTTATATAGTCGAAAGGATTATTACTTTTATCTTTTTTTAAAAACTAATAATAATCAACAAAAGAAGATAGAAATACCATATCCATTTAATATTATAAAAGAAAATAATTATTTAATTTTGGATTATACGCTACAATCCATTTCTAAAAATGATCGAGAACTCAATTTGAAGCTTATGTCATTGAGTCAAAAATGTAATTCTAAATTCTACAACAACAAAATTTTGTTTTTCGAGAAGAATAAGCTTGATTTAAGTCTGGTTTGATAGTATGATGCGGAAATGGCCTTAATAGATTTTTTCCCTAATGGATTCACCGCTCAACCACAACAAGAAGAGCTTATTGATAGAATCGATGATGCGTTTAATACTGGTTACGATTTTGTTATTTGTTGTGCTCCTACTGGAAGTGGTAAATCTTTTCTCTCAAAGACCCTTTCGAATCACTCGAAAGAGGCATCGTCGAATTTCACAAGATTGATAGAATCTTACAATGCTTTTCGAGTTGATCAATTCGGAGCATACTCACGCGCAGAAGAATGCGAAAACGAACCTGCTTTCGGAGCGTTTGCATTGACGATCACCAAAAGTCTACAGGATCAATACACAAATCTGTTTAATGATGCAACGTCATTAAAAGGAAAAAATAATTATATCTGCAAAGTTGATCCTAATTATAATGTAGATTTTGCACCCTGTCATTTTAATAATAAATTAAAAGAATCGTGCATTTTAAATTCTACTTGTGATTATTATTGTGCAAGAAGAGATACTCTAACAAATAAATTTGGCGTACTAAATTATAGTATGTTTCTTTCTCTGCCAGAGCATGTTAAGAAGAGAGAATATATCATATGCGATGAAGCATCTGAACTAGAAACAGAATTAGTAAAACGTTTCAGCAGAAACTTAAATTACAAAATTCTGAAAAGATTAGGATACAGACCATCAGACATTCCAGTTGAAAATTACACAAAGTTTAGAGTTTGGCTGGGAGAATTGATTTTTAAAATTGGAAACGAAGTAGAAGATTTAAAAAAGGTTTTAAGTAAAAAGCGTAAAAACGCATCCACTGCTGATACTGATGTTCAAAGATTTAGGTTATATACAAATCTTTTGGCTCAGATTAAAACGACTACAGACAATTGGGAAGATTGTGAATATGTTATAGAAAGCAATTTAGAATCGATCACCTTAAAACCTTTGAGAGTTAATAATCTATCGAAACACATTTTCAAATTTGGTAAAAAGATATTATTAATGTCTGCAACAATTATTGATCATGCTAATTTTGCAAAGATTTTAGGTATAAAAAAATATAAATACATTGAAGTTGATTCTACTTTTGATCCTAAAAACGCACCAATATATGTTGTAAAAGATTTTAAATTAAATCATAAAAATTTAAAAGAGAAATTACCTACATTAAAAGATAATATATTAAAAATCTGTAATTTTCATAAAAACGTAAAAGGCGTGATCCATACGCATACGATGGAAATAACTCAGTATTTGAAAGATAATATTGATGATCCTAGATTTCTTTTTAGGATAGATGGTGCTGTCAACGAACAAATTATCCAAAGGCATATAGAATCAAAAGAACCTACGATTTTGGTAAGTCCTTCGATGACATACGGAGTAGATTTAAAAGAAGACTTGGCAAGATTTCAGATTATTGCAAAAGCATCGTTTATGCCTCTTGGCGATGAAAGAATTAAAAAATTATTTAAAGAAGACCCAGACTGGTACGCGAATCAAATGCTCAATCATTTAATTCAAGCATGTGGTCGAGGAGTTAGAACAAAAAACGATAAATGTGTAACATATATATTAGACGGGACTATCACTGATAGTGTGATTAGAAATGCTAAAAAACTTCCAAAATATTTCTTAAAAAGATTTAATTAAGCAGTAAATATAATTATGTATCGACAGAAATTAAAAAAGAATAAAAAGATTGCTCCTGTTCTCGAATCCGTTTCGACAGTTCTTGAAGAGGGGTTTATGAATAGTAAATTTCCCGGAAGATGTGGTTACGGTGAATGTAAATACGGAGGAAGAATTAATGTTGGTCAAAAGATCTTTTGGCAATCTAGCCCAAAGATAACAATGCATGAAGAATGTTATAAAGAATATCTCAATAAATCGGGACACAGTAATGTTACTGCTACATCAACTGTGGCATCTAGTGATTCAAGACCAATTGTAAGTAAAATAGGCGACAGATATACTGTAAAATTTGGTTACGACGATAACATAAGGCAGATGGTTAAATCCAAGGGGTATAATAGATGGGAACCTAACGGAAAGTATTTTTGGACATCAGATCCTGCTACAGCATCTAGATTGTTTGAATATATTCCAGATTCTGATGTAGAATTAAAAAAGGAACTTCAACCTTATATTGATGCTAGAGAAATTAGTAGATCAAACGGAGAAAGGGAAAAACCTGAAGATGCTCCTACAGATTCTCCTATTCCGTCTCCAGAAGGATTAAAATATTTACCATTCCAAGAAGCTGGCATCAGATTTGCGATGAATAAAGATAAAGTACTAATTGCAGACGAGATGGGATTAGGGAAAACCATACAAGCAATCGGATATATAAATGTCTATGATAATGAAATCCAAAATACTTTAATTGTTTGTCCTCAAAAATTAAAATATAATTGGAAAAAAGAATTAGAAAAATGGTTAATAACTAAAAGAAAAATTACTGTAGTAGATACTAAAAAAGATTTTCCCGTCAGAAAAGATGGTATTATCATCATAAACTATGATATAATTTATGATTTAAAAAAGAAAATCGATGATATGGGCGAATTTGATCTTGTAATAGCTGACGAGGCTCATTACATGAAAAACAAAACTGCAAAAAGATCAATGGCAATTCTGGGTACTCATCCTTATGATGCAAGGAAGATGGCATCAGAAGATATTAAAAAGCCAGTTCAAACTAAAAAAGCTTTGTTTTTAACGGGAACCCCAATTGATAATAAACCTCAAGATTTATTTGCTTTATTACATTATCTAGAACCAAAGCGTTGGAATAACTATTATTCTTTCATTACAAAATATTGTGGTGCCCGACAAGGAAGATATGGTATAGAATATGATACACCAAAAGATTCCGATATGGAAGCCTTGCAGGATCTTTTAAGATCTACTATAATGGTTCGTAGATTGAAAAAGGATGTTCTGAAAGATATTCCACCAAAAACTAGAAGTATTATAACATTCGAATCCTCTACTAAAGAGAGAGCAGAAGAACTTCAAATTCGTGACGAATTGAGAAAAGAAACGGAAGAATTGATCGCTTTCATCGAAATTGCAAAATCAAACGATGATCTTTCCAAATTCAATAAATATACTAACGAATTACAGGAAAAGCAAAGAATATTTTTCGAAACCATTTCCCAACAAAGAGCAACATTAGGTCTACAAAAGATACCTCACATAATCGAACATGCGGAAAAAACATTAAAAACTGTAGACAAGATTATTATCTTTGCACATCACAGAGAAGTTGTTCAGAGATTACATCAACATTTTGGGAAAAAATCGGTAATGTTAATAGGTGGAGCAGCAGCAGATGAAGTAACGGACATAGTGGATGATTTCCAAAATGATCCAAATATTAAAATTTTTATAGGTTCTATATTAGCGAGTGCTACAGGATTAACTTTAACTGCCGCTTCTACAGTTATATTTGGCGAATTTGATTGGCGACCAACAACAATCATTCAAGCAGAAGATAGAGCACACCGTATCGGTCAAAATAAAAACGTAGAAATACATTATTTGGCTGCAAAAGATTCTATTGATGAACTTATGATAAGAAGCTTTATTAATAAAGCTGGGGTTAACGATAAGATTCTAGACAAAAAAGAAACTTCTGGAGAAGATATTGTTTTCGTCGATCATCCTGTTGATGTTGGTGGTGAATATGTGACTAAAAATGTAACACCAGAACAAATCAAAAAGGAATCACAAGATCCTACTTTAACAGATAAAGTTAGAAAAGCTTGCTTAAATCTTTTGAAAGTTATTGCTGGGATGGATATGGATTATGCCCAAGAATTAAACGGTGTAGGTTTCAATAAAATTGACGGTATGATGGGACATAGTTTAGCACATCAAGATGCTTTATCAAATAAACAAGCAGTAATAGCAAGAAAGCTTTGCAATAAATATAGAAGACAATTAGCAGGTCATCCAGATCTTAAAACTGTTTTAGATTCCTTAGAAGAATCAAAAACAGCAAAGAAAGAGTCTTTTACAAGAAAAGGAACTTTTGATATATTCTGTGAAACTGTTTATAACAATTCATTCATACTAAAATATTAATGTATAATCATGGATATTATTTTGAATTACAGGATTTGCTGACACAATTTGTGGCAGCAATGGATGATGTTGTAATAGCAAGACACAATAAAAATAGAGAAGAAAAAGAAAAAATAAAAGTACGCTATATCCATGCCCCAAAAGAAAGAGTAATTTATGATATTACAAATAAGGCTCAAAATATTACTCTGCCTGTAATTTCTGTTAATACCACTTCAATAGCAAGAGACGAATCTAGAGTTTTCAATAAAATTGATGGCTTTTACCAGCCAGTAAAAAATGAGGTTTTGGGTAAAAATACTAGTCATCTGAGAATGCCCATTCCTATAAATGTTGGAGTATCTGTAAACATATTAACTAATTATCAAAGTGATATGGATCAGATATTATCTAACTTTGTGCCTTATTCTAATCCTTATATTATAATAAGTTGGAAAATACCAGATGCTTTTGGTTTACAATTTCAAAATGAAATTCGTTCTGAAGTTTTGTGGGATGGTACGATAAATGTCGAATATCCTATAGATGTTACATCTTCCGATAAACCAAGATTTGTAGCAACGACATCCTTTACCATAAAAGGCTGGTTATTTCCACAGGCTAATGAAGATTATATAAACAACATCTATTTCGTAGATTCCAATTTTAGAACTTCCAGTAACATAAAAATAGATTCTTTCACTGATAATTTATCTTCCGAAAATTATTATTATGATAAAACTACTGGTTTATTAAATGAAAACGAAACAGTTTCTATTTCGGGATCGCCTTATATAACTAATTTATATTTAAATGTCTCTGGAAATTTGATAGAATTATCTGGTACAAAAGCTGTTATTCAACATGCTGATTATCCAGTATCATTTTCAATTTTAGGAAAAAACTTTCAATATACTGATAATATTTTACTAAGTAGTGATAATCATAATTTATATACTAATCTAACTTCGTTTGGTTATACATATTATCCTACAGTTAGTGGATTCGTTTTACCAAAAACTAATTACACTATAATGAGTAAGAATGTTATTCACGTATCATTACCTCATTTATCAAATAGTGGAACTATAAATTTAGTTGTTTTGAATAAAATAGGCTGGAAAGATACTAAGTCTATAAATACAGATTTATTCTTTATTTACAGTGTTTAAAGAATAAATACCATCATGCCTACTAATTTTGATGATGGTAAAAGTGGAACATTTGGAAGAGATTTGATGTCTTACATCTCGTCAAAGCTACCGTATGGTAGCTACGATGCTTCACAACTTACCGATACATTAAATCCAAAATATAAATACTTTGAAGATTTTGGAAGCAGAAGAGCAGAAGTTCTTTCTAGACATTCCATTTCTCAAAATTTTGAATATAATAACCAATCCGTTGGAAACATAACTTCTGACAAACGTTACAGCGAAGTTATGTATGCCAATATCCAGAAGGATAAATTGGCTAGAGTCCGTGATTATAGAATCATGGCAGCATTTTCTGAAGTGGCAAATGCATTAGATGAAATCTGTGACGAAGTTATAAATATAGATTCACATTCAAGTAGTTGTTTGAATTTGAAGTTTAAAAATTTATCACTTTCAAACTTTCAATCAGAAACTCTTCAAAAAGAATTTTTAAAATTTACATCACATTTTGATTTTGAACATAAAGGATGGTCATATTTTAGACAATTATTAGTAGAAGGCGAGATATATTGGGAACATATTATTCATAAAAGTTATCCCGAAGAAGGTATTTTAGGAGTAGTTCAAGTTCCTACAGAGCTTATTGATCCTGTTTTTTCTAATGTACAAAACGTACTTGTTAAAGGTTATCTTTTCAGAAAACCAAAGTTTGATCCAAACAATCCATTAAAACAAATAGGAGTGGATTACATTCCTATGGATAAAAATCAGATAACATATATCCATTCTGACGTTTGGAATGAATCTAAAACAATGCGTCTACCTTTCTTAGAAAATTGTAGAAGAGCATATCGTCAATTAAGTATGATTGAAGATTCAATCGTAATTTACAGATTGGCTCGCGCACCCGAAAGATTAGTTTTTAATGTTGATGTTGGTAATATGCCTGCTCCTAAAGCAGAAGCATATTTAAGAAAGCTCATAAGCCAATATTGGTCCTCCAAAACATACGATCCAGATAAGGGAGGAATTGTACAGAAGTTTAATCCTCAATCTATTTTAGATAATTTCTGGTTTGCAAAACGTGCAGGTTCAGAAGGAACTACTATTGATCAGTTAGCAGGAGCATCAAATCTTGGTGAACTTACAGATTTGATGTACTTTGTTAAAAAATTGTATCAATCATTAAAAGTTCCAACAACAAGATTAGATCCTCAAGATGCATTCAGAGATGGTACTGAGATGTTGCGTGAAGAATTAAAGTTTGCTAGATTTATTATTCGTCAGCAACAACTTTTTTCTAATGGAATTAAAAATTCCTTTATCACTCACCTTCAAATGAAGGGTTATTGGAAAGAATTTGAATTATCAGAAGAATCATTACAAATAGAATTTAATGTACCTACAAACTTCTATGAACTAAGAGAAAGTCAGAAATTAGAATTAAAGGTTAATAATTTCGGTAGTTTGGTGGCAAACGAATCTGTATCTCCTACTTTTGCTCAAAAGAGATATTTGAACTGGACGGATATAGATATTAAAGCCAATCGTGAATTCTTGCGTAAAGATAAAGAACTTCGTTGGGAATTAACGCAAATCGAAACACTCGGTCCTAAATGGAAGGAAGCATTAGCTGCACAAGCAGAAGGTGCAGGTGGAGAAGCTGGTGGAGCACCACCACCAGAAGCTGGAGGAGGTGGTGGAGGTGGAGGAGGCGGTGGTATACCTCCTTCATTTACTGGAGGACCAGCAGCAACAGGTGGTGAAGCTCCAGAAGCAGGTGGAGAAGCTGGTGGAGAAACTCCTCCACCAGAAGGAGGAGCAACACCTCCAGAAACACCAGCATAATAGATAAATAATAGCATGTCATGTGCTATTACTCCAATAACTGCATTCCAAAGCACTAATCTTAATAATAAAATAGATAGCTTTCAACGATTAGCTGATCGTATTGTTAGATCTATTGGTGCTCCTTTGATCTCTGTTGAGATTCATCAGGATCAAATATTCGAATCTATTGCTATCGCTTGTGAGATGTTTTCTAAGTATGCTGGCTATACAAAAGAATATCTTACAATAGATTCAAGATTATATGAAAGGGGTAGAGGAATACGTTTAGATTATTTGTATACGTTAGCTAAAACTGATCTAACTGATAAACAAGTAATAACACACTCAACAGTATCACCAGATACTGCTCCATACTTAATTAGTCCAGATACGTATTACATATCTGTATCTGCCTTAAATAAGGCATTCTTTGCTATTAATCCAGTTTTATCTTCAAAATATAGAGAAGGATTGGAAAGAAATGTTATATTGAATGGTACTTTGTATAATGAAATGGTATCTGCATTTTCTGTAGATCCTGTACTTCATGTAATTCCAATATCATCATACTTCATTCCATCGTATTCTGAATCTATTACGATGAGAGGAGAAAAGGATAATTCACAAAAAACCGTAATTTACAATAATATGTTTGATTACGATTTGATGGATTATCGAAAAGTTATAGCAGTTACAGACTTCGAAGAAGGATCTACTACTGGTATTAATACATTGTTTACAATCGAACAAACTTTAGCACAACAAACATATTTTAGTTATGCTATGGGAAATTATGGCTTCGATCTTATAAGTTGGTATTGTGTAAAAAACTGGCTAGAAACTAGAGAAAAAGTATTAGCCACCAAACGATCTTACGAATTTAATGAAAGAACACAATATCTTAGAATATATCCAGAACCTACAGGCTCTGTAAGATTTTATGGAGTCATTAATTGTTACATTGAAAGACCTATTAGAGATTTAATAAAAGAAGTATGGGTTTATCAATATGCATTAGCATTAACAAAAATAATGGTTGGACATACCAGAAGTAAATTCAGTCAAGTAAATCTTTTCGGTGGTCAAGTATTTACGACTGAGATTATGTCACAAGGTATGGAAGAAAAATCCAAACTCGAAGAACAATTATACACTAATGCTGCTGGATTGGGAGATTCAGATCCGGCATTTTTCTTTGTGGGTTAAAATAATAAATAATATTATGAAAAAACGTTTATTATTTATTATTTTAACTATCGTTTTTGTTGTAGCTGGTTGTGTATCTCCCACAGTAAGACACACCAGTTATCAACAAAAAATAGAACAGAAGAAGGAAATTTTAAACGAAGATGCAAAAGGCTTCATCGTAAAAGCTACTAAGATGCTAACAGTACAATCGGGTACGGTTGATATTAACAGAGTAAAAGATCTTTTATTAAAATCTCAATCTATATTAAATGTTGATGTTGATGATGGAAATAATTTAGAAAATTTAAACGGTACGGAACTAGATAAAAAAGCAGAAGAGATTTTTAAAAAAGATATAAAAGAAAAGAATAATATAGCAGATTTAAGAAAAAAGGATGAAGAAGAAATATCTAAAATATTAACTTCTAATATAGAATCTGAAGCTATTAAAAAACACGAAAGAGCTAAAACAATTAAATGGTTTGCTATTGGTGGAACCATCTTATCAATATTAGGAACACTAATTTTTATTTTCCCTAGTGGGTTTTTAAGAATAGGGGGAAATATAATAGGATTTATACTTAGAAGATAATATGCCACCAATTTTTAAAAAAGATGAAAGATACAAACAAGGTATTTTTCAACCAAAAAATCCTGATAAATTTATAGGTAAATTTGCTATTTTTAGATCCTCTTTCGAAAGAAAGTTTTTTCTATGGGCAGATAGTAATCCTAATGTACTAGAATGGGGATCAGAAAATATTATAGTACCGTATAAAAGTCCTATAGATAATAGGATGCATCGTTATTATGTTGATAATTATATAGTTATCAAAGAAGGAACTGTTGTTAAAAAATATTTAATAGAAATTAAACCATTTAAACAAACACAACCACCTACTTCTTCAAAAAAGAAAAAGAAAGAAACTCTTCTTTACGAGAATACGCAATGGGCAGTTAATAACGCAAAATGGGAAGCAGCAAAAAAATTTGCTGAATCAAAAGGCGCAAAGTTTATAATTATAACAGAAAAAGATTTATTTTAAATTACTTTTTAGGTTTTGTCTTTTTAGGTTTTGGTGATTCTGTTTTAGGAGCAGCAGGTTTTTTAGCTGGTTTTTTTCTTGGTTTCTTTTCAGCTAGCTTCTTTCTATCTGGATCGGCTAGTGTTTTACCAGCTAAATTGGTGGGTGTTCTAGCAGATTGTGGTTTGTATGTAGTATCTGTAGATTCTGCGGAGCGAGGATCACCCCAAAAAAGAAGATTACCAATTTTTTCTTCTTTTGATAAACGATTCCAATTTCTTCCTTCTAATTCTCTAACATTTGTGATGTGAATAAATTCGTTGTTTTTATCTGCTTCTGATTCTCCACCAAATATTTGTGGACGTAATACATCTCTGTGTTCATCACCCCACTTTTTAAATTCACTATGAATTTTAGTTGGGAATGAAAGAACCATTTCTAATTCATTTATGTTTTCTGGATCGCCTCCACGTTCTCTATATAAGTCACACATCAACAAATAAAAATTTTCGAGTAAATTTTTTTGTATATTTTGTTGTATCTGTCCACCTTGAATGTTTGGATATCTTGCTTTTATGGATAAAATCCTATTTGGAATGTCATATAAAGGAATAGTATAAGGAGGAAGACCATATTCTAAAGGACTAAACACGGTTTTTACTGTTGGATTTCCTACTCCAGTATAATCAGCTATAAGTTGTTTCACCTTTTTTTGATTACCTTTATAAAATTTATCTGCTAATCCTTCTAATACATTAAAAACCGTTCCGAATTCTATCGCAATTTCTATTTGTTGTTTTCTAACTTCATCTTTTAAGCGTATTTGTGTAGCATGTCTAACTAATGTTTTTTTACCTAAACCAGCAGCAGCTTTTCTTCCACTCTTCCACGGCATATACGCTTCGTTTAAATATTTTATATATGCATCAAACTTAGAAAGTGGCTTATTAAACATAACATTATTTAGAAAAATGTAAACATTTTTATATTATATTCATATAATTTTAAATAAATAATCTAAATAGTTTTATGTCACTACGATTAATTGTAGAAAAACCAGCACCAGACGAACAGTTTGAGTATATCTTTGAAGAGAAGGATAGAAAAAGTCCTGCATCTCTCTACATCAAAGGCCCATACATGATGGCAGAAAATTATAATAGGAATAACCGTTTATATAAATTGGATGAAATGGTTAAAGAAGTAAATCGATATAAATCTGAAATGATTAGCACAGGAAGAGCGATGGGAACTCTTAATCACGAAAGCACAGCAGAAGTTAGCTTGGATCGTGTTTGTCATTTAGTAACTGACTTATATCAAGAAGGTAACATCTTCCACGGAAAAAGTAAAGTTTTAACTACACCTTCTGGTCATATAGTTCGTTCTTTAGTTCAAGATGGTGTTAGAGTTGGAATGAGTTCAAGAGCATTAGGACAACTAGTCGAATCAGGAGACGGTAAAAATATAGTAAAAGAATTAAGATTAATTTCAATCGATTGTGTAGCAGATCCTTCTTTTCCTAAAGCTTTCGTAAATGGTATTTTAGAATCTAAACAATGGGTATTGGGTGAATCTGGACAATTCGAAGAAGTGTATGCAGATTTTGAAAATAAGATTTCTAGACTTCCTAAGAAACAAGTAGAAGCATTTTTAAAAGAATCTATTCTAGACTTCTTAAATAAGATTAAATTTAACTAAATAAAAATATGGCAAAAAAATTACCAGAATTTCTTAAAAAGAAGAAAGACGAAAAGAAAACATCAAAAAAACCCAAAAAGGGTGTAAATCCTTTTACTAAAAAGGGAAAGAAAAAGAAATTAGATGAAAATCTTTTAAAATTTGTTGATATGATGATTGCAGAAAATTACAGCAATGCTCATAAAGTATTAGAAGTTGTCGTAAACAACAAATTAAAACAACGTATTGCAGAAGCTGCTGCGAAAGATCTTTTTCCAAAAGCTAAAGATAATAATCCAAATTTTTTAAAAAACGCTAAAAAAGCTAAAAAGAAGAAAAAAACTTCAGTAAAAAATAATAAAAAGAATAACTAATATTATGGGAAAAGAAATTTCAAACCTTTTAAAGGAAGCAACACAAGGTATTTTAACTGACGAAACTTTGTCTCAAATTCAAGAAGCATTTGATTCGGCTGTTGACGAAAGAGTTAAAATTCATGTAGAAAAAGCATTAACCGAACAAGATGCTGAGTATACATCAAAAGCTGAACAATTGATTCAAGCTATTGATCAAGACCATACCAAGAAATTGGAAAGAGTTGTAGAAGCACTCGATGCAAATAATGCTGCTAAATTACAAATGGTTGTTAAGAAGTATCAACATATTGTAAAAGAACAAGCTTCACAATTTAAAGAAGATTTGGTCGAAAGGCTTTCTCATTATATCGATTTGTTTATCGAATCAAAAATTCCTACCAAATCTATTAACGAAGCTGTCAGAAACAAAAAGGCTAGTATCATTCTCAGTAATTTAC